GGTTAGCCTTGCCTTTGACGATCTGCACCGTTACACCTGGCCACCAGCGCTCAAACTCACGCTTCCAGTTTTTCTTGACAGTGTTAGGGCAGACCACGAGTGCAGGAAACACTGGCGTTCCGCGAGACTGAATCTCTGCTAAGGCACGGATAGCCTGCGCTGTCTTGCCCAGGCCAGGCTCATCTGCCAGCAAAGCTCGGCGAGCCGTCGCCAAGAACTGCACGCCCGCACGCTGGTGAGGAAACAGGTCGTCGTTGCCCTCGATCGCCTCGATGTCACGAAGCGCGTTCGCAGGATCGATACGAGACACTCGTTCGTTTGACGCCCACTCTGTAAGCTTTGGTCCGATGATCAGGTCGTCTCTGAATGTTGACCGCAATGCGAGACATGTTGTCCACCCGAGCGGTACCTTCCAGGTCTGGGCCTTTGCGTCCCATGTGGCGCCAGGAAGACTCTTGCAGAGCTCCTTGTATCGCCATTCGGTCGTGATTGTGATGTGTTTGCCATCATCTGCGACCTCAACCTGTACTGCCATCTGGTGTCCTTCCGTCCGTGCGTTGGTTCAACTATATCATAGATACTACGTGATTTTGTCATCATCGACAAATTTTTTAGAGATAGTATCTAATATCTAGCTAAGTAGAGCTTTTGGCACCCAGCCAAGCTTTACCAGACGGATCAATCCGTGGCGCATCGCGTCCTTGTCGTGACCGTCGGTCCCAGACTTCCAGTAGCCGAGCTTCTTGAGAGCCTCATTGGGAAACATCTTCTTCGCGTCTGCAGGAGACTGAAAGATGATCTTTTCTGGATCAAGAGAAGACGAATACACGATGTACTTCAAGATGCCGATCATCTCAAGGCTGAACGGCGCTTGAGAGTTCTTTACGGTTTGAGCGTTGATGATGAACCTCTCGCAGACGATGTCTGGAGTAACTCCTTTGTCTCTTGCGAAGAAGATCGACCCGTAGAGCTCATTGACTACGTTCCACAACGTGTACTCTCCCGACGCCTCAAGTACTGGCTCCTGGCCAGGCTCTCGTGAGAATACGGCAATGCCCGTTGTCTTGCCTGGGTCGACGGCGATCACTATCTTCTTCATTAGTACTTGTCTCCCCACGTCTCAAGCGGACCGTCGATTCCGGCGGTCAGCGGAACATCCCAGCCTTCTGTCGTCGTCATGCATTCCTGCACAGTGCGCATAACTTCCTCGGCGTCTTTGCGCGGAGCGTTGAGCACGATCTCGTCGTGTACCGGGACGATGAGCATGTCTGTGAGATCGGCTCTGTCAAGCTTGACTAGGTTCGCCTTGAACACCTCGGCAGCGCCGCCCTGAATCAAATAGTTGACCAGCGTGTACACGCGGTCTTCGTCGCACGGAAGTCGTCGGCCTGTCCAAGTGTAGACGTATCCTTGCCCTTCGCTGCGAAGACGGCGCATTCCGGCGTCTTCAATCTGGCGCTGGAACATCGCCATTCCCGGGTATCTACCGTCAAAGGCGTCTGACACCGACCGCATTTGCGGCTCGGCAACGCCGGCGGTGAGCGCTTGCTTAGCGACGCCCGCACCGTACAATCTTCCATAGACTGTGCCCTTGATAAGAGCACGACGCTTGTCCGATCTCTGCATGGTCGGATCTTTGTAGATCTCTCGGCCGATCTCTGTGAACGGGTCTGACCCAGTCGCGTCGGAACGTTTGAATAGAGAGATCAAGTTTTCGTCTTTTGACAAACTGGCGAACATACGGAACTCTACCTGATCGAGGTCGCTTGTGACAATCACATGGTCGTCGTCCTTCGGCAAGAACGCGCGTCGTACAACATCGTCGCCTTTTGGCAGCGTCTGCAGCGCTGGGTTCTGGATCGACATGCGGCTAGTGCGCGCACCAAGAGTCTTCACCGACGGGTGCACAAAGCCGTTGACATTCTCTTCAAGGAAGTTGCGGAAGTACGTGTTGGCGAGCTTGTCGGCCTTTCGCTGCTTCAGCACGGTGTCGGCTAGGTTAGCGATCTCTTCGCCGCCGTTGATCATCAGAAGCTTCAACTGGTCTTTGGTGCACGACTTCTGCCCGGTCGGCGTGTACTCGGTGATCTCCGCACCAAGGTTCTCGAACAACCGCACAAGTTGCTGGTTGCTTGTGATCGACACACCGTCGTACTTTTGCTTGGCCCACGACTTCACGCTTTCTGCGTACGTCGTAAGTTCGTCGTATTTCTTCTTTGAGTAGTCGAGGTCTACTCGAGCGCCGTTGATCTCCATGCGGGTCACGATCTTGCGTGCTGCCATCTCTAGTTCATAGGCCTTGTGATACGGACCCTCAGGGCCGCATTGCTTGTAGAACATCTCGAACAGCCGCATCGTCAAGACGGTGTCTAGCGCACCATACGACCAGTACGGTTCGAAGTTAGTCGGTACAGTTCCCCACGTCCACCCGTTCTTTGACAGCTCGGTGTCCAGCGTGTCTTGCAGAGCTACTGCACGACCGTCTACGTGAAGAGCGGCCAGCCGCTTCAGCGCGCCTGAACCAAGCGGGTCGATGATGTGAGCCATGATCATCGTGTCGTGGGCCTTGTGCCACGGCAACTGCCAGCGAGTCTGGACGTCGAAGTACCTGGCTTCGAACGCGATGTTGTGACAGACGATAGGGCCATCGAACTTTTCCATCGCCTCGTAGAAAGCGCCGCCCCACTCTTGCCACGGGATCGCCCAACCTTGCTGCGCGTCGCCTACCTGGACAAGACGCAGTCTGCCGTGCCAGGGAGACAGCGCATGCTCTCTCGGGTGGCCAGGCAGCTCGCCTGTTTCGGTGTCGATCGCGATAGCGCCTCCGTTTGGGCGACGCTCGCCGAGCCACGAGATGAACTCAAGAGCTTTCTGCGCGGTGTCTACATAGTGAAGATTTACGTTCGAGAGGTCTGTTGTCGTCATGGAGTATTGATCACCGTCACTTCTATTTCGCATTTTCTTAGATACTTCAAGACTTCCATCGGATTGCGATGGTCGTCTTTTGACCCGATCATAACGACTACTCTGCTCAGACCCGAGTTAGAGATCAACTTCGCGCAGTTCATGCACACAGCTCCAGTGATATAGATCGTCCCGCCGTCTACACGAGAGCGATCGACATACATGAGCGCGTTGGCCTCAGCGTGAATAGCCGGGCACGCGTCATAGTCAGAAGTCAGCCCAGTCTCGCCTCGTGATCGCGGGCACCAGTTCAAGCACGAGCCCTCTTCTGGCCAAGACGCTGCTGGACCGTTGTATCCTGTAGCGGCGATGTGCTGGTCTCTGGATACAATCACCGCGCCGATCTGCGCTCTCTCGCACCGTGATCGCTTCGCGACAGCCTCTGCTACCGACATCCATGTCTGGTCCCAGGTTGGTCTCACTTATCTTCTTTCTTTGCGTACTCTGCGTTCTTCTTGATAGCAGTGATCATCGCATTGGCGTACCACTGCTCTGACTCGTTGAGACGCGGCATAAGCTTCGTGTTGGCGATCGCCTGCATCGTCAGCAGTGATGAGGCCTGAACCTCGCGCCAGCTTCGTCCGGTGATGTACGGTGTCGGCTTGATGTTCTCCGTGTGCTTGAGATTCTCGGCGAGCTCGTAGTGGTCGCTGTAGATGTGCAGAGACCCGACGTGGTGAGCATAGGTGCCTGGCTCAATACCGAGCACGGACGCGACCGCGAGCTGTGCACGAGTAAACTGGAAGAAGTCATACGCCGCGCCAAGCCAAACGTCGTTAGACCGCATGTACACGCTGAGGTTCAGCTTGTTGTTGCGAATGCGGTACTGGTGCAGCACCGTGCACGGATAGTCACGCTTGCCGAGCTGGCTGTCGAGAGCCGCGTGCCACATCGTGACTACAGCTTGACGAGTGTCTGAGTCTGATTGGAGGCGGCTGATGGCTACGTCGAACTGCCCGTTGGTGCGAGTGCCGTATGACCCATGAAACTGCCCGTTGCTCTCCGTGTACTTCGCGAACTGTGGCCCGATTGCGATGACAAGATTGGGAAAGCTCGTGCCTGACAGAAGCTGCATTGCTTCGACCGCGCCGATACCTGGAACGGCCTGACGACCGACGCCGATAGGCATCGTGTTGTAGATGTTGTCGATATGGATCACTGCGTCCTCGATCTCGCGTGTCTCCATGCCGCGCGGAGAGGTCTTCTCACCGTGCTTGAGAACGTGGTTGACAAGGTCAACGTAGCCGTTGACACCGTCCTCGATCTCGATTGTTTTTACCTTAGTGTCCATCTGTCCTCCGGGTTTGTTGCTGTTGATAGACGTTGGATCGCTTGGCCGTACTCGGCTGCGTCCTTGTGGTGGAACCTGCGAACGTACTGCGGATGCGGCACGACGCTGACCTTGTCTGCTGGAATGCTGTCCTTTTTGATGCTCTTCTCTGCGAGTCGGCCAAGAGCTACGACGCGTGGACTGCCAAGAGCCTGCCAGAGAAGATGCAACCGTCCGCCGCAAATCTCCGAGCCGTTGACGATACCGATGTTTTTCCAGTATGGACTCGGCAGGTTAGACAGCAAATACTCGCCGGAGTTGCCGTTGATTGGGTAGAACGGAAGCGTCGTGTAATCTTCGCCGTTGCGCTTGTCGCCGACGAGCAGAGCGCTAGGCTTTGCTGGGCCGATGTACTCTGGGAACATCGGAAGAACCTCGGTCTCACGTTCTCTGTGACGTGCTGTCTCTAGCATCCACTCTGCGATTGCGGGAATACTGGCCTTGCTGTCCGGCGGTGGAGACACGATCTCAATCCGAGCTGCTTGCTGGATGCCGAAGTCGTACAGCTCACGTATCTTTGTGAGTTCTTCGACCTTGACAAAGTCGTCGCCTCGAGCGCCAACGCGCTCGGCCAGAACATGCGCCGGCTGTATGACTGCGAACTGCACAGCACCGCGAGACAGCAGTGCGAGCTCGACGAAGCGCCAGCCTGCAACGCCAAGAAGACCGTACTCGTCTTTGCACGTGTGCGGACGCTTGATCGGCGCGTAGGTGATCTCTCCCCAGTGCCAGCGGTCGCTGATCACGATCTTGTCGTAGTGCCAGTTGGTTCCCTCAATTGTTCCGACCCATGTTCTCAGGCACCATTCACGAGACTCTTCTTCGGGTCTGCCCATGTGAAAGCGCACGATCTTTCGATCTGGGTACTTTTCCGCGGCCTGTCTGGCGACTTCGTCTACGAGAGATGACTTGCCAGAGCCGTCGGGGCCTTCAACAATTATGAACATTCAAACCGTCCTTCGTCTTTACTCAATTGTAACACCTGGCTATGGAATAAGCTCAACCTTGTAGACAGTCTCGATGTGCTTATCTACCGCCGACGCTGCCTCGAGCAGCCGCTGAGCAACATTGGTCAGATACCTCGCGCCGCTTCCGTCGTACTGGTACAGCGCCTCTAGGACGGCATTTGCGTCGTCACTGACCTGCGCCCAGTAGCGGTTCTTCTCTGGGAAGATGATGCCTGCCTCCAGCGAAGGCCTGCACGTCTCGCAGGGGACTAAAGTCCTATGCTCGTCGCCGACAGGAACGTCGCGCAGGTCGTACCTCTTGACAAGATGACACGCCGCGCCATGATACGTGATCGAGACGCCGATACGAGACAGAACATACGAGCCGTTCTCTGTCCTGTATAGCTCAAACTCGATCCACCGCGTGGAATCGTGCTTCTGCGACGACGAGCTGCCAAGCAGCGTACCGTTGAACTGAAGTGTCCTAGATCCGTCTCTTACGCTGATCATAGACATATCTTATTGGTTCAGCACAGGGCCGTCTTGCCCAGTGAGCTCGGCGACTTTTGCCGCGTACCTAGCTGTCTTGTTGCGTTCTTGTATCACTATCGCCTCGAGCTCGATGCAGGTTTCAGTAGCGCGCTGGATGTGGTTCTTCATCACGCCGATGAGAATCTTGAGTCCTTCGATCTCGCTTTGCAGATCTTCGGCCGTCTTGTGCGACTTCACTTCGTCTCCTTATGTGTCGTAGATACAGTATCACAGTCGTTGTTGCCGCGCGTTACTCTCATATTCCTGCTCGACTTCCGCCTTGCCAGTTGAACCACTTCACTGCCGCGTACCGGGTGCCAATCTTCACTGGGTTCACTCTGTGCATGAACGGGTATGATCCGCTGAACACAACGACTGATCCGGCCTGGCTGTCGATCTTCAAGTTGTGGTGCTGAAACACTAGTTCTCCGCCCTCGTAGGCGTCGTTCAAGATCACGGACACGGCAACGACTCTTGGAAACTCCAGGCAGTCGTCGTAGTGGTTGTGGAACATGTTCGTGTGGTCGTATCTCAGCAAGTTCCACCTGTCAGAGTCAAGCTCTTTTATGCTGTACAGCTTCCTGTAGTCCTCGATCATCGGCATCACTCCAGCCTCAAGGCTCGCGTACACGCGGTGTCCTGGGTCTATCGGGTGGCACCCGAGCTGTCGCGGGGAGACGGTGCGGACGTAGCACTTTCTTGAGTTGCTGTTGTACACCGACTTTCGAGTGTCACTGAGCACATGCGCGTTTTCCCATAGTCTGAAGCAGTGGTTGTGGACCAAGCCGGTCAACTGGATACCGGCTTCTCGTGGAAATGTGTACTCTACGATGCCAGGCGCGTGAATCTTTTTACCGATGATCGGCATCGGAGTGATCTCAACTGGAGCGTCGAACGCTCCTGCCTGCCGAGAAAGAATGTCGTAGTTGTTGATCATGTTGTCGTAGTCGTGCGACGAGTCAACGGCTTGACCAACCGGGGGATCTGGAATCGGCATGTACCGGTGCTTGTTGAAGTACCTGAAGTTTCCGTCGTTGCCGAACTTCGCAAGACCAGAGCCGTCGCTGAGCTGCCTGATCCAGTGGTCTGAGGTCGCGTAGTGCAAGAACAACACCGTGCAGTACACCGACTCGTCGGTGCTCGTTGGGTACGGCGGACGCGCGTGCTCGTGAAGCTGGCCGCTGAACGCGACGGCTTGATTTGGAGTCTTGTAGTAGTCGCGGCCGTTTACTCTCAGTGCCCAGTTCGCCGAGTTTGTTATCGTGATGTCTACTGTTACTTGCGTTCCGTTCTGGTCGTAGTGATCCCACAGGTTGGGAATGCAGCCGTCTTGAATCTGGTACCGAGCGGCGAAGAAGTACGTCTTGCCTAGGTCTTGATTTCCACACATCTTGCGAACTTTGTTCAGGCAGTATGCCTCGATGTCAGCGTCAAACGTTATTCCAGAGTGCTCCCACCTGCCCATCGTCGTCGAGTACTTGTGGCTTCCTCCAGGACCCCAGCTGACAGAGTTCACCTTCGTCGCGACTCGATTGAACATCGCGTCGTCGTCGAAGAACTTTTCGACAAACAACGGCTCTTTGATCGGGTTCTCTGGAATAGACGCGATTATCGGTCCTTGAATCAAGTCTGTCATACTTTCTCGTATCTAACTATCGGTCTGTCTTTTAGATGCTGCCCGTGACGAGGCAACGAGAGCTTGTCGTAGTTCGGATTGTGCTGCGTCCACTTCGTGTTTAGACCAGAGAAGCAGCA